GCGTTTCGGCGCTCGTCTCAAATACTTGATCGAAATCGATGCTCGATACATCGGTGGAATTAAGTATGCAGTATGTTTTCATGGTATAAATTATGATGGTACATCTGTTGAAAAGGTTGGGCCGTTAGTAAGCGTGAGATTACTTCCTCCCGATCCCTGATCTGTAATGGTCGTCCCTGTTCTATCGTCATTGTCTCCCATCCTCCACCAATGTACGGGACTGAGCGAAGAAAGGTCGGCAGGTACTCCGCTGTTGTAAATTGAAGAGACATCACTCGCTGAAAGCGTGGAAGCAAATAAACCAATCTCGTCCAATTTTCCGCTAAAATGAGCAGTGCCGGAAGCGACTGCTCCAATCATTGTGATAATAACATCACCGTAGTCGGTTCCTGAATCTTCCAAACTACCGTTTTTATAAAGTTTAAAGTCAGTGCCGTCTCCTGTAAACGCCCAATGGTTCCAAGCGCCTGTAGATATTGAGGAAACAGTGTAGGCCACAGGTGTCGCACCAAACCTTACTAAAATGCTTGTATGATGATTAAATAATATCGTGTAATGAGAAGCGTTTCTTCCTGCAAAACCTTTTTGTCCTCCGCTGAATGTGTCGATGTACGCCCAAAAAGTGATGCTCTTACTACCCGACAGGGTTATATTACTTGAAAGCGCTGCGTAATCATCAGTCCCGTCGAAGGAAACCGCATGACTATTCGAAAACGAAGCACCGCCGCCTGGTAAGTCGGTTGAAAAGGTTGGCCCGTTAGTGAGTGTTCCGTCATTACCTCCGCTTCCTTGGTCTGTAATTGTAGTAACCGTATCGCCATCGTTGTCTCCCATGCGATACCAGTGAAGAGGGTTGTAGCCCGACAAATCTCCCGGCACTCCGCTGTTGTAGATTGCGGCAATGTTAGCTGTCTGATCATTTTGCCATATAGCTACTTCGTCTATTTTACCGGGAAAGTATCTACCGCCTGACCGAGCTATTGTATCGAACTTAAATCCGTCAATGCCAGAGATGCCAATCAGAGGGCCTACTAAAACCCCGTCAATATAAGTCTTTACGCTATTGTTGTTATTACCTAATCCGTCATCGATAAGCATCATATGATACCATGTGTCGGTCTCGGGTGTACCCGACCAAGGCCCGCTGTAAGATTGGTTATTAGCTAAATCTCGCGTGTAAAAATACCCAGTAGAGGGCCGGAAGAACCAATTACTTAAATTTCCGTCATCCGCAATTATAGGTCTTTGTGTACCTGTAATATCCGAGAAGTTTACCCAAGCTGAGAATGTCAACCCGCCGGATGACAAGTCCTCTTCGGTGAATAAGCAATAGTCGTTTGTTCCATCGAAGCTAACGCTAAAACCGTTAGTATACGGAGGAGGAGGAGGAGGAGGAGGAGGAGGAGGAGCGGGAGTGTCTGGTTCGGAGAGTGTTTCTGAATACAAAGGACTAGGCGCACCGGCGTATTTAAAATTACCAACTGGCGAGTTTTTAAGAGAATCGGGACGCCCAGCTAAGGCGATGTTACCGGGATGTGAATCTATTATATCTGTATCCTTCACGACTTTTTAAGCTTCCAGGTTTCCGGGTCTTTAATCTTTGAATTTTTAACCTCGATCTTCAGCGTTTTCTCCGCGAGAGCCATAGGCGATAAGCTTTCCAATGCGTTAACGACAGCTTTGAGTGCAAGAGTCTCCTCCGGCGGGGTGTCTCGATCGAGCATTTTGGTGAGGTACCGGGCACGCTCTTTCTGAAAACGCCTGTCAAGATGGAGAAAAGCTTCATCAACGGTCAGTCTTTTAAGATCTGAAAGCTGATCGAATATAACAATATCGGTCATGCAACAGAAGCGGCTCTGTCAGTTGAGTCAATAGCTCCGGTGAGCTTATTGTAACTTGCTCCAAGAGCTCCGCCAAAGAGCGGGTAGAAGTGTCCGTACATGCGCTCGGTGGTGCTTTGCTTAGCAACCGTGCGACGATCGAGTTTTCTTTGCTGCTTTGCAGTGACAGGTTTTACTTTGCTGTGGCTGTATTTTTTAGGTGCGGGTGCGGGTGTTGTAGGTGCGCTCATAATATTATTGTTGGTATTGGTTCATTCCTTGAGGGTTACTATTACCCATACCAGCGGTAGCCGCTGCGACGCCATCGGTTGGTGCTGGGCTTTCGCCCTGCGCAGCATTATCGCCAAGCATCTTGGCAATCTCAGCCTCGGTCTTCGGATCGGGCGGAGCTTCCTGCGGCAGTAGCTCGTCAGTCTTCTCAAAGCCCATGGCATCGAGAATACGTTTAAGCATGGGTCTCATAAATGGCCGCATTTCAGGCGGCGATTGGAAATATCTTTCCTGGGTCTGCAAGGCGAGGTTCGCTTTTTCTATCGCCCTTTGACCTTGGTCCTGCGACAGCATGACTCGGACATTTATCCCGATATCTCTGATCGCTTCCGGAGTCATGACTCCAAAGGCTCGGACATCACCCTCCATGTATTCGAAGACTTCCTCCTCGTCCATGGTTGCCATGGCGACCTGTACGAGCTTGGTCAGATGCTCCTCGAATCCTCTCACAATTCTACGCATCCAGCGACGGCCGATTTTGGAAGCTTCTCGAAGGGTTGCTTCAACTCCGGTTGCTGTGTTAGCGGGAGCAAGAGCCTGATAATCTCCCTGTGCCATGTTGCTCACTCCAAGCCAGAGCTGAACAATACCGAATACGAAATCGATCAGTTCCTGAGTCTTGATGTCAACATTTGGGATAGCGGAGAATTGCAGGAAGTCATCAATACCATACTGATCCTTTAACTCGAAGATCTTACCGGCATGCAGTTCAACATCCTCGGGCTCATCCTCTACGGCCTGCGGGTTAACACCTACGACCGGATTAGCAGCGAGCTCATTCCGATAGCTTTGGGAATTGAATTGTTTATCAACATACTCCTGGAAGCTGCTGATTCTTTCGGGAAGACTGCGGCCACACCATTTGTTTCTTTCCCGTCCGATTGATACGGCGGTGTAAGGAACTTTGTTGTCGGGCGTAAGCTTAGCCACGAACTCGTAGTAAATTGGTTTCTTGGTTTCGGGATCGATGAATACGCAGAACTCCTGAGGAGTACCTGTGCCAAGAACATCGCGCTTCATCCAGCATTCCAGAATCTGTACGCTTGGGTTCTCCTCATTATCAAAATCAAGATTCTCCGTACGCTCCTCGTTCTTTTCGATCGGACTGCGGGGGTTGGCATCTTTGTTAACCAAGTTGTAAAAATCACCAAATGAGCACCACTCACGCTCAAGGAACATTTCTTTGACCCAGCGCAGATCTTTGTCGTAAAGCTCAACAACAATATCCGCATCATCCACAGATTCTGCATTGCTTGGGCAAAGGAATCGATCGCTGTCTACGACCTCCGACCTAGGGCCTTTGTACTTAACCTGTTGGGTTGGGACTCCTTGCGGAAGCGGTTGGAATTGGTGTACGCCCGGAGTCATTACGAAGCTGGGATCAGTTGCAAGTCGAAGCTCTGATTCTCCGGTCATTGGATTCATCTCTGGGATGAACTGAGACTCGCCCTCAATGATTGGTCCTTCACCGGGGATCTCTTCAAACTGTCCGGTCATGTTATTGAACAAACCGTTACGCTCATAGTCATACCAAGTAGAAACATCCTCTTTGTATGTGGATTTAAGGACTAGGGCTCTTTGTATAAATAGATGGAGGTAGGACTCTTCCAGACGCTCACGGGTTTCGGCTTTGTCCTCAAGCTTCCAGTTGAAGTACTTGTCGAAGGCTTCTGCCATGTCGATGTCCGCAGCACCCTGAGCTTCGAACTTAAAGTATGGGCTGGTTCCGGTGATCTCGTCCTCGGCTCTAGCCATGAAGTGATCGACCACAAGAGAAGTCATCGGAACGGAGAGGTTGGACTGATTAAATATTCCGTCGTACCCTACCCGATCGGTTCGATCGTTGTGATACGCTTTCCAGGATACTTTGTCGTTCTCTATTCTTTCGCGATTATCTTCCTTTAATTGCTCAACACGTTCGAGCGCGTACTTAACGAGCTTCTTCTCTTGTTCGTATGATAATCTTAAATTGGTTTGCTTCATCTAACTCCTAGCGTTTGGGCTTGCTTGATCACCTTAATCATTAACTCTAACTCCTTTTTGCGTATCGCGTCCACCCGTTGGGTTTTCTGCTCTTCGGACAAACCCTTCGATCCTTCGACCTGCTTCTTGAGTCTGTTGAGCTTATTCTTTTGTTTATCGAACGCACTGATCGCGCCGGACATTTTTACTAATTCTTTATTGTCCCTGAGAACACCCTGATAAATTTTTGGGCTAATGTTCTTCGCATTCTTGATTGCTTTCTCTGCATTCTTTACCGCGTCTCGAACATCATAGAAAACCTCTCTGGTCGTAGACCCGTAGGTCGTTGCTCGCATGAATCGGTTGGCTACGGGGATGTCTCCTACATTTCTGATATTTTGACCTGATGATAGTAGTCCACCGAACATGGTGTCTGCGATCATTCCGGGACCGCCCAGGTAGCCGTAGAACAGATGCTTCATCTGACTACCCGACACATCCCACTGTAGATCCTCGTCATCGGAATACATCAACGGGTTTCCACCGGCGAATCCTCTGAGCGAACCCTTTACATCATCACTACCTCCGAGCATGGAGTTAACACCTCTGGACAGTGCGGTCCAGTGCTCAGGCGTACTCTTGGGGTCTTGTAAATGTGCGGGTTTTGGCACCTCGAACGGACGGTCTCCCTGCCTGATCGGTCTGTCCATAAAATTCTTGTTTGCCCACAACTCCATGATTGGGGTCGATGCTGTGGGCGATAATGCGGTCATCAGGCTGGCTCCGCCGATAGGGTTGGACGCTTGCATAATAGACTGCATCAGCCGATTAGTCCCCCCGAAAACTCCGGTTCCTCCACGTCCAAATACATTCTTGGCAATCATGTCGCCCATAACCTGACCCATCGCCCAGAAGGCATTGTATCCGAGCGGAAGGGGCATGCTTAAATATCCGGTGTCCTTTTCGTCATTAAAGAATCCAGGTAAGCCCGCAGGCATGGGCAGGATAAAGTTAGTGTCTCTTTTGTATGTGCTGATGGTGTCGTAGTCAGGCATCTCCTCATCCTCGTCATCATCCACCAGCCTGTTAAAAAGATTAACGATCAACGCGGCTCCCGCTATACCCCCGATCAGAGCGGCTCTTTCCTTAGGACTCCTGCGCATAATCGTGGTGACCAAACGATGTGCGGAGTTTACGGATGCTCCGAAGAATACATACAACGCGCCGAATGCCTGCGTAAGATTTCCTTTCTGATTGAAATCAACGGTTACATTTCTTGCAATCACCGCGGCCTCGTCAGGATGCCGGCCGTCTTTTATGGCTGCCCAAAAGGTGCTTGCACGAATGGAGTTTTCGATTGCGGTGTTCATCGCATCGACCAGATCCCAGAATTGTTTCCAGCTCTTCTTAGCCCACCCTTTTCCTTTTAGATTCTTTTGAATCTCCCGTACTTTTTCGGGAAGACTGGCGTGTCTGAAATATCCGACCTTTGCTCCCTGAGCACGGAAGTATTGCCATTGAGCTATGCGATTTCCGGATTTAAGAATTTCGGATGGGTCGCCGTTTTTGAGTAAGCGGATGACATCTTTGTCCTGAGTATTCGGGTTAATACCTTTCTGCTTTGTCCGCTCCGCTTTGTAAATTTCCTTAATGAATGCTCCGAGATTCTTGGGGTTCAACGCATCCTTGATGAGGACTTTCTTATCGTCTTCAGCTAAATGAATCGCAGCCGTACCAACATCCCTGAAGAAGTTGGGCAGCATGAAAGCGATATTTGCGGAGGTGAACATTTGAGCCATTCCGCGGGTTACGACATTAAAACCTTGGAGGACTGAGGGTAAGCTTTCGTACCTTAAATTCTTAAGAGCATCGGCCATAGCCAAACCCTCTGCGGTGTCCGCTAGCTGTATGAATTGAGGAGCTCCATTGTTCCGGAATACGAAAACTGACTGGCTGTCTTGGAACTCCTTGTTAATCTCTCTGCGCAGAATATGGATTGCTGATCCGTCCTTGGGGATTGCATAGCCGATGGTGTCTTCGGTTTCTTGAAACGGGGTCTCCGTAAATATCTTTTCGAACTCGTCCTTAAATTCCTTGAGTGCTTTTTCGTACCCGGGCTCCCTGAGTTTAATGAGCTGATCGTAGGTATCCTTGACTGCTGGATCCATAGATCTTTCCGAGAAGTATCCCTTAGTGTCATCCCGATCAGGATATAAAATACCCCT